CTAAATACTTTTGTGGGAGTATAAGTATCTGGTCCTCATCTACGATGTTCAGATATTCATCTTTCTCATGTGCTTCTACCACCATATAAAAAGGTACACCCATATCTTTCAATGCTCTGGATGTTGGGTTGCGCTCCCATCTGCCTTTGCTCACTATATATACAGGGAATCTGGGGTTCTTTGGATTATCTGATGCATAATAATAACTGCTGGATTTCTCATTCAATGGAAACCATGTAGTCTTGGCTTCTTTCTTTTGCATGCCATCAAATACTTTTTTACCATCGTATATGTGTTCTTTTATTAATGCATGAAAGGTATCGTAATCATCTTGGCATCTAAATCTGAATGTGGCTGTTATCTCAGGATCAGGTCGCTTAATGTTTTTGTATTCAGGCATGCCAGAATAATCGTAGTTGTGCTCACAATCTAAGTTGAGTTGCTTCTGCTTATTCTCCATATGCATTACCAAAACTTAATGGTTCATCTGATACTTTTGTATAACTGAGATCATAGACCTTCTTGCCATTTGACCTTCGTGGTTCTACTCCTCTCTCATGCAATATTCTGTTTGCATCTTTAAAGTCTGGCATCCTTGGGTTGCTGATACCTAAATCTCTCAAGAACTTCGTCATTTGTACTGGGGAAGTAATCTTCGATTCAAAATTGACATGTTCTAAAACTAAATCCTCTACAGTAGACTGAGTTCTATATCCTTCGTTACTGTCCTGTAGTAAATTTCTTTCATCTGGAGATAAGAACCAATTCTTCTGTCCAGCAACATACAGTGTCTCTTTTACTTCTGCCCATACTTGTTGCATATCCAAGCCATGATTGAAATTGATTGCTTTGGTAGATATTACCCAGAATCTTCGATTACCAGTGTTATCTGTCAGAAATTCTCTGCCATTGACTGATGCGAAAAACGCTGTGCGCCTTTGATATGTAGTGAATGCCCTATCATAAGGCAATCTAAGTTCATCTGTCTTTGCTGTCACAAAGGCTTTTAGCTGATCAATATCTGACTTCTTAAATGTCGATTCAATCTCACCAAGCTCTACAATCCAATGTGATACTGCTCGCTTCACACTATCTTTGTCACTAGGGTTCAATGTTGCGCCTTCCAATAGCCAGCCTTTATTATAGTCACACAATCTCTTGAACCATAAAGTTTTACCTAAACCTTGCGCACCTTGGAATACTAATATTCCTTCCAGTTCTACTCCATTCTGCTCATAACAAGCTGCCACACAACTAATTAACCATTTCTTGAGCAACATGTCTTTCAGAACATCAGAGTTTCTGGACTCAATGGTATTGAGAAAATCCTGTAATCTGGTCTTGCCATCCCAAGGCTTGCTATTGATCCATTCTTTTACAGGATTATATTCTTTCGATAGGATCTTGAGGTAATCTCTCACCCTAGTGTGTGGCACACCCATATTGATACAACGATCTTCGATCTCAATTAAACTCGCTTCTTCTTTCATGTCAGCGATAAAGTTCATATTGGGTATCAGGATTTCCATCTTCTTTTTGATTACATTGTAATGCGCTTCTATCGAGTTCAAATGCATGACAGCCTGTACATTGTCTTTGTTGTTGAGCATCCTACCTTTCTCAGACTTAACAAAATCAACTTCTTTAGCCACATCGAGCACCTGTAGTGCTGGTGGCATCAGCTCACCTTCACCTGAGTTTGCATGATCGTTGTAATCACCCTGAGTTTCAGGCATAAGAACTTCAGCTCTGCCTTTATTCTTTATGATGTATTGACAGGCTTTCTTTGCTTCTTTCTCGCCAGTTTTACTATCATCGTTGTCTGCAATAAATACAAACTTCCGATCCTTCATTACTTCAAATACTTTTTCTACCACTGGCAATAGATTGTATGCATCGAATGCAACAAACACTGGTTGCTCCATGTCTTTATATATAGATGCGCCAGTTGCATATCCTTCACAGAAATATATCTTGTCAGATGATTTTAAGATCTCTTGCCCAAGAATAAAAAAGCTACCGCTTTTTTTAGAACCAGTAAGGAATAACTTTTTGCCTTCTGGATCTATGTACTGTAATCCTACTATCGACAAATCTATATCCAAGAGTGGGATCACCAATCTATCCTTATCGTCAATCCTAAGTCCATATGAAAGGACTTTTTTCTTTTCTAGGTATGGATGCACTTCACAGTCTTTATATCCTTCCCAGAGATTCTGTGAGCGTTTTGCTGATTTGGAATACTTGACTGCTTTCTTGATCTCTACTTCTTTCTGCAATCGTTTTATTTCTTCTCTCTCTGCCTTGGTAATTGTTTGCCTTTTTCTATTCTCAGGTTTCCAAATAGCTGTAGGCTGGTCCATTGAAACTCGATAGTCACCAATTCTCCCAAAAGGGACCTGTTGGTCGAGCCACAATTGATACCAGCCAGACAGCTTCCTCTCACCACCTAGATTGACAAAAGCACGACCTATGCTACCATCAATCACCAAACCTTTTTTCGGATCAGCTTCCATGCCATTCTCTGACATGAAACTTAGGAACTGTTGTTGTACATCTGAGCTTAAAGGTCTATCAAAAACCTTGGCTTTCTTGCCACTTATCTTTAAAGCCATAATATCATCACTATTGTTAAATTTCTTAAAAGATGTATAATCGTATAAAATTTAATATACAATGTCAAAACTAAAATAATGGAGAAATGTTATGGGATTAAAAGTTAGTGAGAATGCAACACAGTTTCAGATCCTTGAAGCTGGCGAACATCTTGGTGTTTGCTACAGCATCGTTGATGCTGGGACAAGAGAAGAACAATACATGGATAATCCACCAAAGTTGCGTAAAGTAATTTATGTGACTTGGGAAGTACCAAGTCAAGAAATGGATGATGGTAGTGGACCATTAGTAACAGGTAAAAAATATACTGCATCATTAAATGAAAACTCTGCTTTATATAAAGATCTAGTTACATGGCGAGGCAAGCCATTTAGCAGTGATGAGTTAAGTGGATTTGATGTAAGTAAAATGGTTGGAGCACCAGCTAATCTACATATAGAACATTACGAAACTCAAGATGGCAAACAAAGAGCTGGACTGAAAGCGATCTTCAAACCAGATGAATTCAAAATTACCAAAACAATTAACGATCCTGTTGTTTTTGATCTGGATGTTTATTGTGAATATGTAATTGGTACAACTAATGAACAAACAGTTGGTATGAGTGAAGTCTTTGACAAGATACCAGAATGGCTACAAGAAATAGTTAAAGAAAGTATTGAATACAAATCTGCCAGTGCAAAAGCACCAGCTAAAGCAGAATCATCTCCAACAGCAAGTGGTGGATTATCTGAGTTGGTAAAAGATGAAGAAGAAGAAAACATACCATTTTAGTCATTTGTTAGGGGGAGCTCACGATCATCACACTTTTCCTCCAACTCTGAGCTTTCCCTAACTCCTTACAAAAGGAAAATTTATGCGACCAGCTGATAAATTAAAAAGTCATGATGTTGATCATCCTGACCACTACACACAGAATGATATCGAATGTATTGAATACATAGAGCAACAACTTGGCGATGAGTTTCAGTCATATCTCGAAGGTTGCATTATAAAATATATACATCGATACAAACACAAAGAGAATCCTAAGAAAGATTTACAAAAAGCTAAGTGGTATCTCAACAAATTGATTGAGACTACATCTTATTCTTTTAATTTAGAAACTATTGAGGATGCTGATGGAGTTTAAAGAAGGTGTTTACGAAGATTTACCTTTCGAGGAATACAATGAGATACCAGCTTATCGTGCTTCTGATTTAAAAGAAGCTGATCGTTGTATGTTTACATGGAAAAATAAAAAAGGTTTTAGTGAATCACCAGCGTTACTTGAAGGCAGAGTACAACACACTGTGTTTCTGGAACATCATAACTTCGATAAAGAGTTTGTGATCTCACCTAAATTTGATCGTAGAACCAAACTAGGTAAACAAGAGTTTGAGGATTTTGAAAATAGTATAGGTAATCGCACTGCCATCACACAAACCATGTATGACAATTGTATGGAGCGCAGAGAAGTAGTGAGTGATTTCATACCCAAGCCAGAACACAAAGTTGAGCTGACAATTTGTTTTATGTGGAATGGACATCCATTTAAATCTAGATTGGATTGGTATGATGGAGTCAGACCTTGGGATCTAAAAACTTGTCGTGATGGTTCACCAAGAGGATTTAGGAGTGCTATCAATGGGTTTAGATATCATATGCAAGCATCTTTGTATGTCGATGCATGTAAAGCTGCTGGCTTACCAGCTGATGGCTTTTCATTCCTAGCACAAGAAAAACTACATCCATACCCATATGCTGTTTATGATCTTACACCTGAAGCATTGCTGTATGGTCAGTCTAAAAATGAACAAGCACTTAGTAAAATTCTTACAGCAAAAGAAAATGGTATTTATGAGCCATACAATATATCAGGTGTGCAGACTATTGATTTAGATCAATTATGGTAAACCATTTTGATGTAGGTATTCTACTCTAGCTCTATCATACAGCCAGAATACCAAAAGATATCGATCACCTGATTCTACTGGTAACCCTTTGTGCATCATATGGAAGGATGGAAACATCAATGCATGTCCAGTGGGCAATGGATCTATCTTTCCATAGTTATGAAACTCTGTGCCACCACCTTTATAATCTCCAGTGTTAAGTGGGACAACAACAGTTATATCTGACGAATCATCATGATGAAATGCGCCTTGTGATTTATCTTTAAGATTGTAGTTTGCTAATTGTATAGATCCAATGCTGGCACAATGTCTTTGCCATAAGGTAAAAAATATTGGATTCAGAACTGTTTGCACTATGTACCACATATTACTGTGTAACTCTGGCATCTTTTCATGCAAAACAATCTCTGGTATTTGCCTTAGTTTATCTTCAGTCTCATTGGCTTCAAAGTTCATAGACTTAATTTCATCCACCAACATCTTACAAAACTGCCTTCTAAAAAGTGGGACCTTATAAATCTCTGGATGTATTTTCTTTATTATTTTTTCTACTGGTGTCTTATCAAGTTTCTGTGTACCAAAACCAGCATTGAATTTAGTAATCATTGGCATAGATTCTTGAACCAAATCATATGTGTTTTGATTAACACACCAATGAGATCGCATGGATAGCAAATAATTTTTAAATTTATAATTTGTCACTAAGAAGATAATAACATTTTTCTGGACAAAAAAAACCCCAGAACAACTTGGTGTGGAAACATTGTATAAGGAGCAATGTACAAGTTGTCTGGGGGAAACCTATGCTGGTTTATTTTACAATAAAATTAAGGCGATAGCTTCCTATAAATATATAGCCCTATAAAAAAATAAAAAGTATAACCAAACAACATTTCTTGCATGTTAATAATCCATGCTTCTTTGGCTATCAATTCATTAAGATAAATTTCTTCCTGAATCATGAGATTATATACCTATTTGATCTAGCTTCGTCAGCATACTCGCCCAAAGATTTATCTGGAGTGAATGAGATATCACGCTCAATGCTCAAACCAAATGGTAGTTTAAGTGACTCCAGTTCTTTCAAACTGACATAGCCTAACTCTGGTGAGCCATGACCTAAATCACATAAGCCAAACATTGTGTCACCATCATCTTCGATTTCTGATATCAACCAAGTACCACTGCCAGTTGGGTTAAATAACTTCAGCCATGGTTTATTTAAGCCATTATCATCTGTAATTCTTGGGTTACTTTTGAGCTTACCCAGTATCTCTTTAGTCATTAACTTCATTACACTTTCTCCTCAGATGAGATTTCAAACCCACCTTCATAATTTAACATTGATAATATTGATTCTTTGCTAGTATCTAGTTTTACTTTTTCAATCGTTACATAAACACAGTCAGCAGTTTCAAAATTGCCATATTCTAAAAAATGCTTTATACGATATTTCTTTTGTAACATTCTAGCTTCTTTTAGTGTTGCCACATATCTTCTAGGGCATCCCTCTACACTAACTTCACTTACATGATATACATACATTACGCTTCTCCTAAGAGGTGGCTTATGCCACCACCCCTTTGTTAGTTAAAGTTTCTGCTTCTTCAGCACTGATAAATATTTTATTGTTGTAAACATTAGTCCAATGAGAAATAAAAAGTTTTTCACCTTCATCAGTCTGATCTTCAGCATCAGAAAACACTCTATCTTTATCTACAATTGAACCAATAGTTCCTTCTGCTGATTTGATAGACCATCCTTCTGAAACCAAAAGCTCTATCATTTGTGGCAAAGTTACCCATTCCCAATGCTCGTAACCATGCTCAGGATCATCATCCCAAGACCAACCATTATCAAAAATGCTTTGGTTGACTAAATGCAATGCTTTCTTTTCGTTTTCTGTGTAAGTTACTTCTTCCATCTTGTACTCCTTTTTAGTTTTAATTATTGTTTCCACATATCTATAGTACACAAATTTAGAATAATGTACAACTATTTATACAATTAATTTCAGAGTTGCACTTGTATGCATATTTCTATAAAATACTACAAAATAATATTGTTTACTCAGGAGAAAAATTTTTATGGAAATTGAGAAAAAATATGGTGAGTATTCTGTTAAGTATCCAAAAGGCAGAAAGAGCCTTGCTGTGGATTTTGACACTTACACTTTATTACAAGATCTCTGTACTATGGAGCGTAGATCTAAAATAGATCAATTAAGATTCTTGATTGAGAATAGGCATGAAAAATTGATCAATGAAAAAATAGCTACAGGATAATTATGTTTAATAAAAAAGAAACCAAGAAACAAACACCTGTTTCTTATGAAATCACTCACCCTAGTGAAGTGGTAGATCTATTTGGCAAGCTCAATTTACATCATCAGACAGCTTTGCTTCGTTTGATATCTAGAAACTTAGTAGTCACCATAAATGGTGAAAGTGCTATGGGATATGAGATGAATTTTGAAGTGAATGGTGCTTTGATTGAAGCTGATAACTTAGACCAAACCAGCGAGTCCTGATCTTCTCATTGCTAACTCACGATCCTGTGGATTAGGTAACACTGTTGGCGATACTGCTGGATTGATCTTTCCTGTATCTGGAAATGCTGATCCTTTGATGTTTGGCATCTGGAAATTTTGAATAGAACTTTGTAAATCAGATGTATCCTCTGGTGTTTCTTGTACGCTGTCTAATATTTCGTAATCAGATCCAGTTTCGCTTCTTCTTCTTCGAGATTCTTTAAGCTCTGTATCGCTTGTAACTCCCTGTGTTGCTTCTACTAAATCTTCAACTCTTTCTTTGCCACCTCTAGCAAAAGCCTGTGATATTGCGTAAACATATGGTGATGCAGAATCTAACATTAACGCTGTTTCTGCGCTTAGTTTAGGATCAATAATGTGTTTTATTAAAAGATCAACGTATGCTTGGTTTTGTCTATTTCTTGTAAGAGACATTAAATCTTTAAATCCATAGCCAGTTAGTCTTGATGGTATATCACCTAAAGCAGCAAAAAATCCACCAACTTTCCTACCAACTTGCTTGCCTACTTCATCGCTTCCCAACACTTGCCTAGCTTCATTTGCAATAAGTTCTCCTAAACGAACATTAGCGAATGTATCTGATCCAGCTTGAGTTTGTATTCTGCCAACCATGTGCATCATATTTGTTAAATCAATAAAACTTTTTAATTCTTCTGGCTCCATTATAGCTTGCCACATTTTTGCTTTTTTGCCTGTTGCTTCAAAACTTGTAATTTTGGACAATGCTTCTGGTGACATGTCATCTAATTGACCAATAGGTGTAAACGCCCTTTGTGGACTTTTTATACCCAATGCTCTAAGAAATGCGTGTGGCTCACCAAGTGGATTTATTTGCTTTACTACAGCATCATCAAACTGTGTAGCTAACCAAGTGCCTTTTAAGTTTTGCCATGCATCTGCGCCTTCGTCAGTAGATTGCAGTATTTTTTTGAGTTCGTTTATTTCTCTTGGCTTGATATTACCGCTAAATAATTTTTTTGTTGCTCTTAGTCCTTGTTCTCCAGATAAATTAGCAATTTTTGCAAATTGACCTACAATTGATCTATCCAATATCTGAGCATTGCCAAGAGCATC